CGTTCCGGCCCAGCGCAGACATTACCGCCTGTGCAGTCTGGCGACGACTAGCGGACTCGCCCGGGGCGACGCTAAACGCCTCAAACATTGTGCACAGGCTCAGGGTGGTCAGGACATCCAAGGGGATTAAGCGCAGGAACCGGCGGTACTTTCCACCAATGCCTGGGGCTTTGACATTTCGCATCTCATCAATAGCGGCAGCAGCCACCTCATATGCAGAGGTGAGCATACGCTGCGTCATTGGCAGGTTCATAATCCCACCGTTCTGCAATGCGTCCGTAATTAGCTTACGTGCCCGCTCGATTCCGCGAATCTTATAAGTTTCTTCAAGCTCCAGCTGGCGTTTCACCAGTGCTTCCTCTGGTACTACAACCGTATTCAGGGCGCTAATCATAGGCGCTTAGTCTCCTTGGTTATGTCCGGTACTTCTAACTACTGATTGCGACTAACCCAGAGATTGTACATCTCCAGGTAGTTTTTAGCGGCGGCCTCATCACCCCGCTCTACTGCTTTCTGCCACATCCAGTGGCACCACTCACTTGGCGTCAATGCACTTACCTCGGTGTTGCTCATACAGTTCTGAGTACTTATCAGACTTAGCAATGTCCTGCTCCAGTTTATCCTTGTTCCCGGCGCGCAGTCGGTACTTGAGCCGGTTCCCCAGGCAGTATCCGTAGAACTGCTCTTGCGTCATGCTGCGTGCAATGACCTCAATTGCCTCCAGGTCCTGGAAGAACTGGTAGTGCTTAGGGGAGTTCACTGCGTCGGACGCTTTCGGTGCTGGCAGCTCTTCCGGTATGCCGGGGGCACTTACCAAATCAAATAAGTCTGAGTCCCAACCATAAGGTAAATGATCCAACTCAATAATATCATTATAACGGACAGCAGCCACCACGTGCGGGGTACCTGCTGGAAGCTCTTTAAACCGATTGCGCCAGTTCTCATTGCGGTGCTCGGGCTTACGTACCACTACATCACCAACTTTGAACTTACTCATTTAATAGTCTCCCGTGCTTTGCGTCGTGCCCGGGCCTTGCGGGCTTTGAGCTTCTGTGCCTGTGCCAATTCTTCCGGCGTCTTGTGCGTATAGTATAGCATATCCGTAGGTTCGCGGTCTAAGTAATCGGCGACCCTACGTAGAGATTCAGCAATAGCCCTAGAAGATTGCATGCTACCAACAATCCAGCGCCCAGCGGCAGATGCCACTTTGCCTTCCCCTCCATTGCACGAGCGATGAAGAGCACCCCGAATACGCCCAGTAATATGATCGTGGTCAACGACAACAGAATCACCAGTTACCCCCTTGATTGTGAAGTCCAAAGGTTTGCCACAAAGGAGGCAGATACCTCCCTGGTCTTTGGCAAGCTTAATCGCCACGGAGCGAATCTGTGCCCGTGTAATCTTTCTTAGGGCCATACCTCAATCTCCCCAACTACATCCAGCATAGCATTGTCGTGAATGAGAGAATCCAAATGCTCAACCGTTCTTCGATGTGTTTTGGGTGCTCGTTCACGCAGCGCATCCAGAATAGTTTCAAGTTCATCGTGTTTCCCCTCGTAGTATAACTCAATCGCCCGCAGGCTCATTTCCTTCGCAGACATCTTCGCCATTGTCTGGGTGCTCCTGTATCCACTGTATATGCTGTTTATGGTACTCGTGCAGCGAATGCACCCAGTCACGTAGACTGGGAGTAGTCAACAGTGACATCAGATACAGATACGCTGAATCTGATTGGGAGCGTCTCAGCCACAGGCATTCTGCCTCTGCGAGTACGTCTTGGTTGTTTCGAGCATAGGCCGCTACAACGAATTCTGCGGCGTCCTGCTCCGAGGTAATAGGGTAGATAGCATCAAAGGCCGTTCGCTTCCCACAGAGCTTCCCATCAAGCAATGTGATGCCTTTGACGTTATCTGCGTCATCCCCTGCTAGCATCTGCCACCAGAAGAACTTAGTGCCGTGTGCTCGCACCGGCATAGCCTGGGTATCATCCCACTTAATCCAACCGAAGGGATTATCCAAGGCAGGCCACACGGTTCCGGTCGGGATATCGAACCGGGCCATGGGGCTTAGCCAGGAATCCTTGTCCTGGGACATCAGTATTCCCCGGTCTCCGAAGGAGTATGAGTCCATCACGAACAGGTCATCTGCCTCGAAGTAGTCACTGCTGACTACCTGAATACCCTGTTCAGAGTACTGGTCTGGATTCTCAATTAGGTGCCGCTTCAACGGCGCCTTGAGTGGCAGCTCCTGTCGATTAGCGCGCTGCCCCTGATAGGGCTTAGCCGTAGGCAGGTGCCAGCGCAGGCACTTAGCACACCCCGTAGGCGTCAGATACGCCACTGCTTCTGAGCAGCCGACCAGGAACATGTCCTCAAGCAGTAGCTGATAGAAGCGGCGGATTGCAGTGTCCAAACGTTTTACTGTAGCGGCGGCTTTGTAAACTGCAAAATCCGCGTCATACAGCAGAATCTTCCCAGAGTTCTGTGGAGCTAACTGCTCCCCGAGCTGGGACAAGTCAACCCCGTTGATAATCATTAGCGCCCCGTAATATCACGGGCCTTCTTGTCGGCCCAGTTAACCCAACGCTCTGCCCACTTTGCCTTGCTGAGCTTGTCGCCCAGGTAGCATAGTCCCGCCAACGGAATCAGTGGGAGAATCAAAGCTACGTAAATTGCGCGAGATACGTACAGCATCATTAAATCTCCAGTCTAGCTACTGATTTAGCTGCCAACTTCACCTGCTTGCGGGTAGGTTTAGCGGCCCAGCGCACCACATACATGGTGCCAGGGTCGTCCTCCCGGATAAAGGTCACGTACCAGCTGTTGCAGGCATGTTCAGCATAAGGCGCCATAAAGCTGTGCCTAGGTGCAGACGCCTTTACACGTATGTGCATGCTCAAGCCTCCAGTTCAGACAGCACCAGCACGGTACCGAGCATGTCCCCAATTACTTCCGGAGTACGCAGACTCTGGTCTGCATCGTAAATACAGGAACCAATCTCAGCCAACCCGATGCTGAGGGTACCTACAACGCGGATAAGCACGAGGTCATCGCCACGTAACTTATCTGCATGCGCCGCCAGGTCATTGTGCTCTTTGAAGGCAGTGGCGGCCATCTCCAGGTCCATGCCATATAGGGCCGCCAGCTTGTCCAGTTTGTCATAGACATCATCGAGGCGGTGGATGCGCACCCCATATACCGCAGCATCATACACTACGGCACTGACTGCGATAGCCAGATTCTTGTACGCGTTCAGTACTTGGTCCATTAATCAAATCCTTTCAGTTTGTGTTTTGAAATGAAATTGTGGGCTTTGGTCTCAGTGGCCGTAGCCTCTGCGCCCAGGGCGTATGCACGGCGCCGGGACTTGGCGCACTGGCGAGTCAGGTGATACCGTTGTGCACTAATCTCATTACCCAGAAGGCTCACCCTGTGTGCGTGAGAATTAGCTGCCCAGTGCCAGTCGTTTGCTCGCTTCTGCAAACGCTGTGCACGCAGTAGCAGAAACACAGCGTACTGTTCTTTGACCCATATGATTATACGCATTTAGACCCCCAGAAAGTTAGCTACTTCATCGCGCTTAGCACGCAGGTTATCAGCATGACAAGCGTGCTCCGCTGCCAATTCTTTGCTGTGCTTGGAGGCCTCTACTCGCGCCTCGGATTGAGCAGCCAGACGCACGGCGTCGTCTGCGAACTTAACTGACAGCTGCTCGTTAAACTGAGCTTTGGCATCGGCGCGTTTAGCTTCTGCTGTGTAGGCTGCACTCGGGAGTTTGATGAGAATGTTGATGATGTTCATAGGCTTCCTCTAAGGCCCCATGCGGGGCCATATTAGTTTAGGTTAGGGTAGATTAGGCTTGAGGTGCAGCAGGCGCTGCAGGAGCCGCAGGGGCCACTGGTGCGGCCGGGGCTACCGGTGCTGCCGGAGCCGCCGGGGCAGCAGGAGCAGCCGGAGCAGCCGGTGCCTGCATAGCTGCCGGACTCGGAACAGAGCCAGCGTTCAGCATAATATCCAGAGCACTGCCCGGGAAGTCTACGGCCTTGTACATATCCTCCTGAATCCAGTTCTTGCTCTTACCGTCGTCGAAGGTGCCTTCGATGTGTAGGCTATCCCAGGTCTCTTTGGTTGGGTTGTTCCACAGGAACAGCTTAATCTCAGAGGCATCCAGGGCTGGCATCTTGATAGGCTCGCCGGTGTTCGGGTCGAACTTCGGAATCGGGCGGATACCGGACAGGTCCACGATGTTAGACTTCTTGCCCGCGGCACTGGTGTGCTCATCAATCGGGAAGGTGAAGGCCTGGCCCAGACGCTGTGCCGCATGCTTAATGCTGTTATCGTAATTGAGCTTGTCGAAGAACTTCTTGAAGCCTGCTCGCTCAAAGTTACTGATAGCCATCGGATACGGGCGGATACGCTTCACTTCACCGTTGGGGCCGAACACTACAATGCCGATACGTACGTTAGCCACTGCAGGCTTACCGGTAGGCTTACCACCCTTGGTCGGCAGGCGCTTACCGATTTCCACGTACTCGGTGAAGTAACCGTAATATTCACCCTTCGGCAGCAGCACGTCCTCATACGCACCGCCCTGTGAGGTTTCAGTCATGTCAACATCCTGCGTTTCAATCGCAGCAGCTACCAGGGAGTTCAGAGTGTCCAGTGCATTCATAGTCATATAATTACGTCCTCGTTTAGTTTAAATGATATTTACGTGCAGATGCAGGGCTTATCGTGAGGCGGTTTTGATGGCCGCCACCAAGAACACCAGAACTACGCCAACTACAATAGGTCCCCAGAACGGGAGCAGCACCCACAGCCAGGACCAAGCGATAACGCCAGTCAGTTTCAGGGTTACAAAGATAAGGCCCAGTACAGAACAGATTCCCATTTTCATCATCACCTCGATATTATTTAGAACGACCAACCCAACGACCATCGTCGTCGAGCAGCATCGGAATTAACTGCGGGCAACCCTCGGTGATTACCATCACACCCAGGATTGGTTTCTTGCGGGTGAGTCTGCCGTAAGCAAAGGCCACGCTCTTGCGGTCAATCAAACACCCAGCGTACGCACCAAAGTACAGCGCCGTTGAAGAAGCAGCATACTGAACCTCGAAGCGTCCATGCTCATGTCCCAGCACCAGAGAGGTGCGCTCATGGGATGCATTGAGCATGAAATCACCGCTGACTTGATGTTGGAAACGGACAGGCCCCAGTGGTGTATTGAGAACCCAAGCATCGGCCCACGACCATGCCGGAGCACCATGCTCAGGGAATAAGATGTCCCGGTACTTCTTGATAAATTGCACTGGCAAACCGTGAGCTTTAGCGCGGCGATATACGAGTGAGCCGTGATTGGAATCGCAAACCAGTAGGTTCGGGAACAGTTCATGCAGCTCCTCCAGTACGAGCTTAGCTTTCTCCAGCTCCACCCCGGCACTATCCAGGTTCGGGTCGGAGTCGTGGAAACTGATTGCGTGCCCATCAGTTTCGTCACCAACCTGCACCACCATGTCCGGGCAGTAGGCGTCACGTACGCTCTCAAGGAAGGGCATTGCGTCTACGTGGGTATACGGAGCGTGCAAGTCCCCGACCACCAGAATGCGGTGGCACATATCCGGCACCACCGTATTCCCGATATCATCCGTAGGGCTCGGTTGGATTAGCTTGCGCGCTTCCTGCAGCCCCCGATTGGCCCTTGCCTTGCTGCCCTTGTTATCCATGAAGATGCTGCGCCAATAACGCACAAGCTGGCGGGACACACTAATGTCCGAATCCACATCCCCACGATTATCCAGCTCCTGGTTGTAATACTGAGCAGCCAGGGCGTTGTCGAGATACTGGCCCAAGATTGCCTGGTGCTGCTCTTTTGTGAATAGTTTTATTAGACTGACTTTAGCCAAGGTTTCCTCTCTTGTGTTGTTCCTACTCGTATCACATTAATTCTCTGTGAATCACAGAATCAAGCCAGAGTCAACAAATAATTTTATTTAATTATTTAGTTGACCCTAGTGTATTTCCATGATACCCTAACACCCTACGCCACCCAAGGGTACACCTACCACTACTCCACGATAAGTTTGTACTCCCCCGGGAAGAAGGTAATACCATCCCCAGGTTCTTCTGAACCATTCGTAGGGTCTATCAGTTCTACCTCCCAAGTTTCTTTACAGTAAGAGATAACCCGGTGCTGTGAACCGGGTGTGAAGTACTTCCGTAACTCTGGACCAAGTGGCTCAGGCCCAAGTTCCAGTAATTCCACAATGCTGCCTGGTTTAATATTCATTCTACCTTCTCCTTACTGTACATGCTCGTACCCATCTCAGCCTCTGCTGGGAACGGGACCTCACCAATGATACCGTAGTTAGGCCAGAGCTGGTGGATACGCTTAGGTGCATCCTCCATGCACTGCTTAACCAGCAGGCTCGCCTCACGTCCAACCTCCGGGTTGGCGCTGTCCAGATACAATGCATCGTGTACGTTCGTAATCAGGCACACCTGATTGTCGAACCAGTCACGGGCCAGGAGTGCGCGCAGGACCATACCGGCCGCCACTGCCATCAGGAAGAATGCTTCCCCCTGACACCAGTAGTTAGCCATCTCAGTTTCCTTGTAGTCCATTACCTTCTGCTTACGCTGCCCGGGCACAACTTCCTTCCACTGCTCTTTCTGACGGAAACTGTAGCGGGCACCGGCTGGGCTGGTCCACGTCCCAATGCGGTAGATTCGGTAGCTGCCGTCGTCAGCCTGCTCCCGGTACATGCGCCCCTCCGCACCGGTACGTTCTACCTCTTCCTTGACAACAGCGCGGAAGCCAATTGTTTGCGGGAACAGCGCAGCCTCGTTGTCCAAGAAAGCCTGTGCAAATTCCACCGTACATCCAGTAGCAAACGCAATCCCCTTAGCCGTAGCGCCATACTGGGCTGCAAAGCTAGGAGCCTTAATACCTGTACGCATTGCCTTCCAAAGCGGATGCAGCTCGTGCTTCTTGTTGTGGCAGCGCTCATATACTTCTTCATACGGTAATCCCTCGCGGAAAGCTAGGCGGTAACAGTGCATATCCGTACCACTCTGCAGCAGTCCCAGCAGTTTCTTGTCACCCGTGTGTACACAGGACATAACCACTTCCAGTGCCGAGTAGTCAACCTCAGTGATACGTCCGTTGTCCCCGAATCTACTGGTGAACACCTGCTTCACCTTGGATTTAGCCACACCGTCGCCATCCTCATCCGGGCGGGGTAGGTTCTGCAGGTTCGGGTTAGAGCTACTCAAGCGCCCGGTTACGGTGGCGCAAGTATTCAGCCGGTGGTGAATGATGCCGGAACCATCGGGACGCTCCGGGATTACATACTGCAGCATCCCCTTCCGCTCTTTTACCTTACCTTCTGCGTCCAGTACTTCTCGCAAATAGTAAGTGCCGGTATCCTTCTCCAGCGCCGCCAGTTCGTTCACCAACTTACAGAACTCGAACCCTTGGCGAGCCAGCGCCTCCATTGCATCAGTGCTGGTGCTATACACAGGGGTGCCATCCTGCAGGGTGCGCGCCTGTCGGAACTCCCCGCGCTCTGCGTACTTCTCCCGGATAACTTCCGGAAGCTCCTGGATGTTCACTAGGCCCGGGCAGAAGTAAAGGTCGTCTTCCCATTTAAGTTTCTCTTCCTCGGTATCGAGGCGGAATACTTTAGGGAGCCCCTTGTTCTTACCCGCACGATATGTCACTACACGCCACCATCCGCCTTCCGTTTGAAGTTCTTGCATGTGCGTGTCGTGTACAGGTATATAGGTGTGCGCACCCTCTTCGTCCTCGTACTTATAGAAGTCGGCCTTGACGTACTGCGGCGGGTCATATGGCACCTTCTTGCGGTACTTGATAGGCCCGCCGTACACCAGTGCTGACATATGAAAGTCCGAGCCGAAGTTGAAATCCAGTGTCTCCGGCAAGTCCTTCGGGATGTACTGCTGCAGCTCCTGCTTAATCTCGCGGATGCGCTGCTCCTGCTCCTCCTGGTTCTTGCGTGCAATTGGCATATTCACGAACAGGCCGAACCACTCGCAGTACGCCCAAGCTAGCAAGGCATCCATACGTTCCCACACGTACTGCATCTGATTGCGCTGGGCGAACGTAGCGCATTGGCCGTAGAAGCACAGGGCCGTGTTCGGGATGTCCCCGTTAACTAGGTAGTCATGCAGCAGCATAGGATCAATCTGGGAGGTTAATACACCTTGCTCCCAGAGAATCTTAACCCCATCTACTTTGTGCGTACCGCCGTACTTAGGAGCCGTCTCGTCCAGTGACGGATACATGCTCTGAAAGTCCGAGGCGATGTATTCCCCGTGCATTGTGCAGAACACCCTGCCGCCGCGCTTGAGGAAGGCCTCAAACTGCTGCCGCTGGTACGTGAGAAACCAAGAAATCTCATAGGCTGCGTTGTGCGCAACAATAAGCCAGCAATCTTCGGGGATATGAAACCACCGGCAGCCTTCTGCTGCACTGTTTCCCGCCAAGAAATCAGCTCTTGAATTGAAGCGCACCGATTGAGTCGCGCCAACAGTGGTAGTACCGTCAGCCTGTGTCGTGTCGATACGCCATGCTGACTCAACAACATAGTTGTCAGGGCAGTATGGGCTTGCTTTAGAGCCGTAATATTCATGGTTCTCCGTCTCCAGGTCAATGTGCATTATACTGGTTGTCATTGTACAACTGCCTCCCACACTTGGAATCTACCCGTTACGTACTGGGCAGTGCATTCATCTGCTACAGCTTTACCGTGCGCCTCTGCGTCTTCCTTTTTGTGCCACAGGGTTATGTGCTCACCGAAGTGGTCGTACCCGTCTGTTTCCCAAGTTTCACATACCCACACTTTCATTTCCATTTAGCCCTCCGAGCCTTGTTGATAGCCAGATGCACAATCAGCTGGCTGCTGTCCAGCGCGAATCGTTTACGGAAAGTACCTGCAGACGCAGCGTACGCCTTGATTACCTCTTCATCGAGGTAGTTAATGTCTGACGGTTTAAGCATAGTAGCCTCCTATTGTACCTACATAGCGCCCTCATAGAAGGCGCTAGGGAAGTCACCGGTTAATCTGGCCTTCGTCAAAGCGGCAACGACCCGGCTCGAATCCCACCTCGAATTGCAGGAGCGATTCTTTACCAGATAGTGCCATCTTGTTCTTCGGAGTACTGATACCGCGTACGTTTTGCATGTGCGGCTGCTCGTTTCTGTCCAAGCACCCCATCATAATAGCTAAGTCCAAGGCACCCTGCACACCAATCTTGCTCTGCTTCATAGCGGTGAGTGGCGGGAACAGCATGTTGTAACCTTCGAGTGAAAGCTGCATAGTGCCTACAATAGCGCAATCGTTCTCGCACCCAAGTATGCGCAGCTCCTGCCATTTCGCCTCGAGGTTCTGGTGCTCGGTCTCCATAGTGCCGCCACGGATGTTCGCCACCATGTCGATGATGATTACCGCAGGGCGCATCTCCTCCATGAGCGTGGATATCTGCGCCATAGTCAAGGAATGCGCAGCCTTAACACGAATCCGGTCAGCCCTGCCTACTTTCTTGAGGTAGGCTGGCACGAACTCTTGCTTACTGTGCCGGTCCTTAATCTCAGCCAGAGTCCAGTGCAGCGCCGCTTGATATACCCGCGGCACTGTGCGCGTCGCCGGACCTTCGTTAACCAGCCAGAGAATCGGGCGGTCTCCGTACACTTCCGGCTGCTGCTGCATTTGCTCAGCAAAATCCACAGCAATAGCAGCAAGCAGACTAGTTTTACCAGAGTCCACAGGAGCAGCCACTGCGATACAGTCCCCGCCACGTAGACCTCGGATGTTGCTAGCGAGTTGCTCGAACACGCCCAGTTTAAGACCGCCGCTCTCATCAGTCGCGGCAAGTATCTCGTCAACACTACCGCTCTCCCATTCAAGCAGCGACTCATGCACCGCAGCGCCATCACCGTACTTGCGCTGTAGGTGCTTCATCTCCAGGAGGTAATCAATCTCCTCGCCGTCTTGGTAGCGTTGCGTCAGCGCCGCCACCTCTCCGCTGTAGGCCAGCTCATTCAGGGTCTGGACAATCCCCACCACAGAATCCTGCGGTACGGCTTGTACTCCCCGCATAAGCTCGTCCATGATTACCCGCTCTTCCCGGGATAGGTGTCCCGCCCGGAGATTGAGCATGCTCTGCATTGCATCCCACTGAACCTCCTGGTGCTCCGGGTACGTGTTCCAGTACAACCCCACCCAGTCTAGTAGGTTCGACGTATCCGGCGCGAGCATGGACTTGGGTATCTGTTCACGCAGTCGGTTCCACACCTTCTGCGTGCACATCGCTTTAACTACTATTAGGTCCAATTAAACCTCCTTCGGAACGCAGATTGCTTTAGCGGTATACACCCTGAATGTGTCAAACTTCTCTTCGAACGCCTTGGCCGCCTTGTTGCAGGCGGCCTCCGTTGTGAACTCTTGCGTAGTCAGGGCGGCGAAATCTGTATCGCTAACCGCACTGCCATTAATCGCCATGATTAAAACCCAGATACCCATATTCATTGTAAAGCCTCCAGAATCTCTTTGATTTCTGCATCCTTAGGGTCCGCAGCGAAGTAATGCTCACGGCACTGCATGAACGGGCGCAATGCTCGACGTGCTGCTGCTACCCCGGCGTGCCCTGCCGGGTCATTGTCCAGCATCAGAATTACTTCCGGGCGATTCTGAATCAGCCAAGCCCTCAGCGGCGTGGGCAAGCGTGTACCCAGCATAGCTATAGCCTGCACGTTCAACGCACTGTAACTCGTAACTGCGTGCTGTATCTTCCGGGCTGATAGATAGTCCTCGGTGAGCACGACCTTTAGAGGTGCGGCCGCAGCTACATCCGGTGCTACGGCAGGTGCCGCGGCAGCGAATGGTATTGGTTGGCCGTACATTACCCACTTCGGTTGCTGTCGGGCATGCACTGCACGGCCCAGAGCAGCGCTTCCGACACGGAAGATTATCCGCTGTTTCTCTTTGCTCCATTCTGCATCCTCCACCATTTCAGGCATGATTCCCTTTGTGGTCAGGAATCCGTAAATAAAACTCTGCGTTTCCGCAGGCGCTTGGCTAATGCAAATTGCATCTGCAGGTGCAGAGGGCTGCACCCTCGGCTCTTCCTGTAACTGTATGCGCTGGTACTGCTTGTGCTCCTTGCCCACCTGTTTGCAGCGGTGGCAATAGTATTCCCAGGCATCCGGGTTATTGTAGAGCACCCCGGCGGCGTCCCTGCCGCAGCACCGAAAGCGCGCCCTCTGCCCCACGGCCAGGCGCTTGCACGCTCTAAGCCAGGGCTGGTCCATGTATTACTCCGATTTAACTGGTACAACGCGCTCTTCTTTGACCACTGTAGTCATGCCGGTTTTATCGTCGCGCAAAGTTAGCCGACCACCACTACTCAGTAGGACAGTATAGGTGCGGTCGGTAAACAAAAAGTTCTCCGGGCTATTCTCTACTGCTACTACTTTCATTGTGCTTTCTCCTTACGTTTGATATCCATAGCCATGCGGCGCAGGTCGTGCGCCAACTGCAGGGCTGAATCAGGGTCGATGTTAATCCCAATCTCCATCTGTGCTCGAGTACTTCCCTTGCGAGGGATTACTCCGATGTACATTAATCCTTCCCCTTCGCCGTTGTCCTTATCAAGGACTAAGCGCTGGTCATTTCCACGGTCGCGCTTGAAGTTCAGGTACACCTCCCTGTCCGGGACAGGCGGCAGCTCGTCCGCCGGTTCTTGGTACAGTTCACAGTAGGCCGCAAGCCAGGGATAATTATCCCCCTCACGTGTTTTGCAATCCAACTGCAACCACATGCCACTGCTGGATACGCCGGTTACTGTATAGTAGTCTTTCTTACCCGCATGCAGCAAGAAGATTTCGCTATTGTAGTCCGCACTGCGAACAACCTTATCACCTACTTTAAACTTAGACATAATCAACCCTCCACAATATTGTCATATCCGCCCCAGTCTTCTACGACTCGGGTGCCCAGTTCAATCAGCTCTTCTTTGAAGCCGTAATCGGAGAACACCATTATGTACTCCGCCGCCTTCTCCGGGTTCTCCTGCACCCAGCTAACAAGTTGTTGTTTAGAAAGCTGGGACACTACACGGAACGCAGCCAGCAATTGCGGGTCCTCGTCCGGCGGCATATCCCACGGCTGCCGTAAACTGTGCGTAGACGCAGAGAGCCACTGGTCTGGCTCTACTACATTCGGGTCCCGCTCAATCGGAAGGTTGGAGAACGTGCCGTCTTGCAGTACCCGCTCAAGCACTTGCCCCAGTATGTTCAGGTCAAGTACCTCATCCGGGGTGTGCTCGTGCATGTACCCTACACCGACGTTGGTGCACTCAGGAATGATGCCAACGAACTCAGCCGAGTCAGTGTACACTCCCTTCTGTAAGTGCTGCTCCGTGCGCCCCAGGCGCTCTGCTAGTGTCTTCGCAAAGGTGTCGGAGCAGCATCGCATGTACCGTTGATGTGTAATGATCCCGTCGCCGCGCCGGTCAAAGCTAATCATCGCCTTGACCCCAGTCCAAAACCCAGTGTCATCCTTGACCGATGCAGCGCTACCTTCGCAGCCTACCTCTTCATCCACGAAGAAGCAGTAGCGTCCATGCACCCCGCGCCGTAGCATCTCCAGCATCAGGTAGATACCAGCACCGCAGTCCGCCCCCAAGCAGTCAGCTTGTTGCGGATTCTTTACGAACAGCACGCCCTTGTTAGTGCAGCCGACGTCCGGCGCAGCGCTGGTTGGGCGCGCCACTGTGTCGAGATGAGACGTAAACGCTACGTCACTTTGCTCTGAGTCCCCCACAAGCACGAAGTAGTTCCCGTGCTTGTCCTTTACGTAGTGCATACCACTACCCAGCGCTTGCATAAGCAGTGGCTCAAACCACTTAGTGCTTGCCCAGCTAGGCCGGTGCGTTCGCAGTATCTGCAAGAGCAGCTGCATATCAATCCCATGCGGATTCAAGAACATTAAGCTGCCTCCTCTACTTCTTCTTCGTCGTCGTTGCCCAGGTACTTCTCGCTTAGTTGAGCAGCTGCATACTCAGTGAGGATTAACCCGTGCACTTGGTGTTCTTCTACGTGCTCAACAAGCACCTCAAATCCCTGCGCATACACCAGTTCTGCTTGGTCGTGCACTACACCTTCTACCGCACAGTGCGCAATGTCTCCGTCGTATACATAGGCATCGTGGTAATCAGACCAAGTGCAGTTCCAGCGATTATGCAGCCCTTCTCGGCCAACAACATATACAAAGTCTCCATCTTCGACGCAGCCGTCGCAGACCATTTCATCGTCGGCGGTTTCGTGCATATCATCAATGGAGTAGCGCCCCTCGCAGCAGCAGCACCGAGCAGATTCTGTACCGACGTAGATGTACCCTTCTGATTCTTGCGCTTCGTATTCGTAATCGTCACGGATTACAAAGGCATCCTCTCCATGCTCATCTACGCCGCACTGGTCGCTATCAAGGTATGGCATCAATACCGCGCCGCTGTAGCTTGGGTGCGGTATGCGCGCCAGCAGTACGCCTTCTAGACACCCGGTGTTTCTGGTGTACCCATGCCCCCGCAGGATTGCATCAGCAGCGTTGCCGTAAGCACGGACGTACTCGTTAGTTTCTGTGTTAACGATTGCCCGTGCCTGCACTTCGAAATCGTCACCGAACAGCTCCCCGGTGTACTGGATGAACAGGCGCAGCCCATTATCCGGCAGCCCGTGGCTGGTGGTAGCGTACGTCCGCACAGGGCTATGCTCAAATGAGTACCCGCTCATGCAGCTGCCCGGGCCATTCTCGTAGGCGTCGTACCATTCCTGCTCGGTCTTGCACAGGTACGTTGTAGGGTCTACGTTCATAGCCTTGAGGTCTTCGATAGCATCGCGGAAGTCTACCCCGTTTCCGTAGTAATTAGCAAGCCACTTCCCTACTCGCATCTCTACGCAGCGGTACTCATTAACTGCGGCGAAGTCCTTGTGCATCCGCGGCTGCCCCAGCATCACGATAGGTTCGCCGTTTCGGAAACCAAAGCCCAAAGGCACGGCGAATCTAGACACTACGAAGCCGTGCAACTTCATGAGCAGCGCTGCGGCGTTCATGTCACGGATGTGGCGTCCGTAATCGTAGCCAGTGTACTCCCGGCGCTGCTGCTCTTCCGGTGCAAGCATAATGCGCTCGAATAACTGCACGGCCTGTTTGTGCACCTTGTAACCGGTGAATTCTTCTACACTAGCAACCACGCGCTCAACCACTACATCATCGCCATCATAGAAGTCGCGGCGGCGCTCCCAGAACTTGCTGTCGATGGTGATTCGCGCCGGGGAAAAGAGTTCGTAGAAAGTTCCAGACCGGTACAGGTCTACCTTTTGCAACGGGCCGCGGGTCATCATTACTTCGCGGTACTCAGGGTGCAGTATCCCGCCTATAGTCACCTCTAAGCCCGGGGTGTAAGCGCTGACAGTGCGGAGACCCATAAGCGCCTGCAGCGTACCCTCATTGTGTGGGTGGTCAGCACCTTGCATTTGCAAGTCCTGGAACGGGGTCCAGTAATCACCGCTGGAATACATCGAACATTTCATTGGCAGTGCGTTTGCACCTTCCGGCAACACTACTTTCCATTCGATAGGTGCTGTGTTAGTATCTTGCATTTTCATTTGCTCCTTGGTTAGTATTTCGTCGTGCATTAAGAGTTCAGCGTGCATACCACTCAGCGAGCTGTCTTTGCTTATAATACGAGCGCACAGCCGCCCTAAATCTTGTATAGGCTCCACGATATCCGTGCCGTAGCAGTGCTGCAACCACATCGAACTGAATGTGCTCTTGCAACTGCCGCGCGGCAGATTCTGTATACTCCCGGTACGTGGTGAGCACCACCGCAGAGTCCTGCTTACGCACTCGGAGGAGTCTACGCTCGACCGGTACGATTTGCTTGAGTTCATTAGGGACCTCTTTGAATGTTTCCCAAGTGCAGCCGCACTTGCCCTGCGTTTCCAGCAGACGCCAGCACAGCAGCGCTGTTTCGTCTACTGTGAGCATGCTTTGTCCTTGAATACCACGTTGCGGACAAGGAGTTTACCCTTCACCCGGACACTCCAAGTTGTATTAATAACCGCAGGCATCCACAGGCGGTACACACTGTCCCAGTACTGCATTACGTCCCCATTGTTGGGTATACGGTAAATAGCCGCACCTACCTTGTATAAGGTATACACCTTCATACTACACCCCGCACATTAAACCGGACGCAGTAGCCGCGCAGGGTCATGCCCAGGCGCCGCGCTTGTTTCTCATAGTGCTGGCGCAGTGCTGCCTTCGCGTTGTACTCCCGCGCCAGCCCGTCGATTGTTGGTTGCTGCCTACGCATCAGCAGCGTCTCAGGATTCTTTCCGTAAGCCTTCATGCCGTACCCTCACCGACACGGCGCACGCACATTAGCTTAGTGTACGGCCCAAAACTATCATAGCGGCGCTCTGCATACACAGCCAGTACGTCATCGGAAACCTTGGCCTCTTCGCCCAAGTATCTTGAAGGCAAGGACTTGTACTTTCCAGTGCAATACGGGTACTTGATAGCGCCGGGATTTGCATCCGCAATACGCAACGCTTCCGCTTTACGCATGAATTTTAATACTTTCATAGATCCTGCCCTCAAATGTCGTTGTTGCTCTTACCGTCCACCGTAAGCGTAACGGCGGCGTCCGGGTACTGCTCCTGCACCGCGGCAAGAATACGCGCGCCTAGCTCTTTGCAGCCGCCATCCGGGTCTTCAAATAGGTCATACTCAGGGCGCGGCTGCGGCTCCTGCGTTGCCGGTTGCTGCAACTGCACTGTGCAATAGGGCACCGGGTTGTTTACGTCGTTGCCCAGCACCAGCATAGCGCTGGTCACAATGATGTTGAATACATTAACCATAGAGTTGTCTCCAGTCGTTGATAATGCCAAGATTCACGGCGTCCAGCACAGTGCGGGCAGCCATTTCGGTGTAGGTATCCACAAATTCTAAAGGGGATTCCTGATTAGTGTCTTTGTCAGAGAATATGACCACAGTGTAGTTGTATTCCGCGTATACCCGATTGCACCACACGGGCCAGAGTTCATGGCCCGGATAAACCAGTATTGCTTTCATATGAAACCTCATACGCTAGTTGCATTCACATAGCGCCCCGTAGGACGCTATAGGCTTGCTACTAGAGATACTCACCCAATCCCTCGTACACCCATTTTTGAGCTATTGCCCGCATAGGGATATCGAAGGCGTCGGCATCGTTGGCCGCAGGGCACAAGGCCCACCACTTGATAACCGGGACTTTATAAATCATGCCGCTGCCTTCAAAGTTGCGTCTAGTACAGCGCGTACATCCACGCCCTGCGATACCAGCATAGACACGAGGTCAGCATCGCTTACACCAGTCTCTTTAGCCTTCTTGATGGCGTTTTTAACGCGCCCCAGCGCTTGCAGGCGCACTGCATCGGCATCCAGCGCGTCATTCTTCACCTGCTCCGCTTCGGCGGCGTACAGGGCCATACAGGAGCTATAGAAGCTGGCTACAATTACTTCGCGGCCCTGCTTGTCAGCTTGTTTATAGTCCAGACGCATACTGTCCAGTTCGATACCCAGCTTTTCAGCAGACGCATAGCACTTCTTAGCATTGAATTCGTACTTGCCGGACTCCTTGTTGAACTTGATAGGCAACAGCGTACGCAGCACCATATCGAAGTCAGCGGCATCGCTGCGCTGCATATCCGCAGCCCATGAGACGTTGCTGCTAATCAGGCCGTGAAAGAGCGCGCTGATAGTGATGTTACGCTTTGCTTCCACTACATCGCCCAGCGCTTTACGAATGCTGCCAGCAGCGGTGAGCTTGAATACTTTACCTGTTGAATTGGTGGAATTAGTCATAATGCACCCCTTTGATTGGTTGTTTACTTTACGAATTACTTCACATAGCACCCCATAGGATGCTATAGGCTGTAATTAGTGTCCGAACTGTGCATTCACAGTAGACCACCCCGAAGGTTGTTTACTGCCAGCACGTTGCTTTTGCTTACCTCTCACCCTGTGCTCACAGCTCAGGCCTTGTTTACTTGGCTTCACAGTGAGTGGCACGTTGTCGGTGGGATTCAGTGATAACTGCATATTCCGCCGTAAAGCTAAACGCTTTGCTTTGCGCATAATCTTCTTACCTCTCAGAGAACATAATCTAGCGCAGCCTTGCTACTGCTACGCTATGTTATATGCTCTTTGCGGGATACACTCCGCGCCTTGTTCCCTCGATTCAGAGGAGCGAGCTGCTCTCGCCTCGACAGTATGGTTTGTCTCAGAACCCCGGTGATAACGTCCGGCACGCTTACTCTTTTTAACTGATTGTCTAGGGTTGGTCGTCAACGTACCAGTCAAGGTACTGGGCCTCCCCGCAAACCAGCTTACTGCTTGCTATCTAAGTTACTCAGTGAATCCGAACTTGTCAAGCGTTTATTTCTTACTGCCTTACTGCTTACTCTGTACTACTTGCTTCGGGATTCAATCTAGCTTATGTTCTTCGCGGTGTCAACTCTTTTTATCGAGTATCTAACCCTTCACACTATCTAGCTTTAATCCAGCGGAGCCTCCCGGCTCGGCCCCGGTTAGCCTAGCTAGTCGCCAGCGCCTCCCGGTGATTGAACTATAGCCCCATTGAACCAAAAGAAGCAAGTAATATTTTCAACTTTTTATCACTGAGAGCAAAAAGGGTAAGCAGGGCAATAACTTAGAGCCATACTAGGGATAGCCACTACTAGCCACATCTAGCCAATACTACCTAACACTATCTAATACGGCATAGAGCAGAACGCAGTGCCCGTACGCAGTGTAAGGGCACGGAGTGATGCGGTGACTATGTAGGTATGTCAGCCTACTGCGTAGGCACAGGGACATACTAGGGAGTGCATAGTGAGTAGTAGTATGTATAGTGCCCTAAACCCCTCCTACTCCTGTAACATCATTTCGTATTAGCTTTCGAATGAAAGTAAGAGAGAGGGGATAGCATTGGGATAGCGCTGGATAGTGTTGAGTGTGGAAGTGCGCCCTAGTGGGGAGCGCGCAGCGTAGCATATAATCGGCACAATGTAAAGCACTAAGGATAGCCAGTGGATAGCCTAGTGCATACTAGGGATAGCGCTAGGGATAGCACTACAGCGCACTAGGCAGGCCCACTATGGCCCCACAATGCAGGCACAATGGACGCACAAAATAAGCAAGGCAGAGCGCACCCCTATGGCCCACGCAGAGCGCACAGGAAGCGCCCTAGTGCACGCACAGGGATAGGCATAGGTTAGCACTAGCGATAGCCCTAGCGCAGCGCAGAGAGCCACTGGGGCCCGCTGGCGCGCACTAGTAGGCCCACCGGGGCACCCACCCCCTCCTTTATGCGCTAGGCACCCCCTATGGGGGCAATTGGGCGCGTTGAGGGTGAGGGAGGGGCTCGCGTGAGTCTAATAAATTTCAGGTCCAGGTATAGACGTGCACCCCAGCAGTGCCCCGGGATACCATAGAGATACCCCAGGGAGCTACTTAGAGATACACCTCCCAGGCTACCTGGGATACGTCCGCTGCGTTACTGCTCCTAATCACAAAGCTGTTTAGGTCCGGATTAGGTGTAGGCACATCCTGGTTCTGAGCTACGCTAGTAACCGTCAAGGCCCCAGCACTAGAGGGAAAGGTCAACCGTGTCAACTTAACCTCAGACACCCACTTGAAGGAGTTAGCTACGCTGCCAAAGTTTCCACGTACACGGGCGTTGACTGTAGCCTCGCCAGCAACCAGCGTTGCCACTCCACGGATACCTGTGTCATCCAGTAAGTTCCTGGACATGCGCGGAGGCGTAGGTTGAACGGTGTAGCCGCTCAGCAATGCCCAGAACAAGCCGTGACCGGTCATGTCGTTATTGGACATAGATACCAGGGTAGGGTCAATGCCCATAGTCCCGTGGAAGTACACAGCTCTCCCGGTGCCGTCGTAGCGCATGCTCACGCCATCAATCTCCAGGGATGTCTGCGCTGTCTCAGCTACGTCCTTAGTGACGAAGATGTGAGAGCTGGAGTTGCGGGTGTACCGACCACCCTTAACACGGCCCCCGTTGATTCGCACACCATTCCGGCTACCGTGAGCCTCGCAGTCATAAACGTAGCCACCGCCGTACGAGCAGTTAAAGCCAGAGCGTACGTTGTCATAAGCTAGGCACTCCCTATAGATAGGGAAGGCTACACCGGTGTTGGAGGCGAACCCGTCCATAGCTGCACGGTAAGCTCGACAGTTCAAGTACGCCACCCCGTTAGTGCGCGCTTGGAACCCATCGTCAGCACTGTCGTACGAAACGCAGCGAACGAACTTCACACGCTTACCAATGTCATGAGTATCAAACCCAGCTTGGGTTGTGTTGTAGGCTTCGCAGTTAACGCCTAAGAACTCGATAGGCTCTCCCCACTTGTCCCCGTCTGCAGTGCTCTGCCAGTTCAGAGAGATTGCGTGGCGTACGTCCATGGCGCGGATATCGTGTACTTCCGTGTCCTCTGAGCAGCCGAGCACCTCTACCCCATACCATCCGATGTTGTAGAAGCACGTACCCTTAACGGTACTATCTACGCAGTTATTGAACTTGATAGCACTACGCCCTTCTATATCAGAAGCCCCGGGGCGTTTGTTGCCAATAATAACCCCGTCCTGGATGTGCAAGTCCGCGGCAAAGTTGGCAGAGATACCGATAGTAAAGAACCGGTTCAAATCGTCGTAGCCGAACTCGTTGATGTACGGGGATACTAAGGTTACGTTCTCCACCATTGTCGGGATACCTACTTCCGCGGCATCAGACAGGTAGTAGTTATAGTGCAGCGCTTTATCCAGCCGAATACTGGTGACGCCACCGGAGGTGCTAACCCCCACCACTTTCCTAATCTGGGAAATCTTTACACCGTGGGTGTTAGGACCACCATCACACAGCTTGTTAGAGCGAAGATACAAGTACGTACCTTTTACCGCAGACAAAGCCCCAGCAGCCACCGTAATGACTTTACTGCCCGCCGCGGCATCCGCTGCTAACGGTACGAACACCGAGGGTGCCGAGCCGATAATATTAAGCACTTGACGTGCAACCGCAGCATCCGGTAGGATTCTTCCGGTATCGGTAAACTCTAGCGTAGAGTTGCTTTTGATGTTGAGCACACTCGTGGCCTGCAGGACCGTGTCCACAACCAGGTGCCTATTAGGCGCGCTCATGAACGTGACTATGCCCGCCCAGTTGCTGAACCAGGAGCTGTATGCTGGGCCCACGAATTTACGTAGCAGGTACCCACCGGGTACAGCAAACACGGTTCCGTTATCCACTACCGACGCAGTAGTAGTAAAGGTGAAATCCCCACCGGCACTGCCCAGCAGGGTAATCTTGTCCTGCACCTGAAAGTTTGGGTATGCTACCATGCTCGCCAAGTCGGAGAACACCCGCTCGGGAGCTACTAATCTAATTAATGCCATTTATCCTCCGGTCTTAGTGAGAGCTGTCACCGCAGCATTTACATTCTTATACTGGTTCCCAATGGCCTTGCTCTGCCACTGCCTACGCTCCCACAGGCCCCAGCACACCCTATTGCGCTGCCCGTTAATATACTGGGAGCAGTCGAAGGTCCAGCGATTGCCGCCCTTATATACCCAACCAACTCCAGGGGACTTCTGCTGGTACTTGCTAATATAGCGCCAATCCAGCACAGCCTTCCCAGCCGCTGCGTAGTTCAGGCTTTTGAGATGGCGCTTCACGGCACTACCGTTGAAGCCAGCTACGCCTACATTATAAATGAAGTCTACAGACCCAACCAGAGCTACGTCAGAGAGCTGCATAGGAAGCCCGTCAAGGGCCTTTGCGTGTTCCCCGGCTGATTGTATCAGCTGCTTCTGACAATCGCTCAGCGTGGCTCTCTGACCCATCTTGACGCTCTTTGTCTCCCCGTAGCAGATAGTGGGAACACCGGCGCTATCCTTGTAGGCTGTGAGGCTCAGGCCCTCGTTGTGCTGAACCACCCCGGTAATGGCACCACCAAGCATAGTGGCCCCCGTGAGGGCCGCAATAACCTTAGTCCTTAAACTCATATTTAATAGTCCCCTTACGTGCCTGCTCCTCTAGGAGCTTGAATGTACGTCGCTTGTAATACGCATTCCACGCCAGGGTTAGCACTGCGCACACAGTCGCAGTGATGAAGCTGATAGTGCTCCAGTTCCAGCTCATTAACTCTGCCAACCAACCTCCTGATACCGTAGCGCCGGTAACTGCTGCACCTGCCCGGGTAGCGAGGTCTGCCCCAACCATGTCTCCCACCTTAATCATCCTGCTGCCCCTTCTTCCTGAACAGCTTACGAATCACCAGAATGACCACTAGGAAGACCAGAGGAATACTGGCCCCAGCTAATCCGGCGAGGATAAGACTGTAACTATCATTGTTAACCACCTGCAGGCGCTCTGCCTGGATTGTCCCGGTGCTAATAGTCTGCACCTGCTTCTTACTGGACGTGTCCAAAGTGCCTACGTTAGAATCTGATACATCGGTTTTGTTGGTGGTGCTGGAGTCCACCTTGTTGTTCAGGCCAACGGTTTGCTTGGTGTTTTCGGCACCAACCTGAGCAGACACATCCGGCTTAGAACCAACTAAGCCGGTGAGTGCAGAGGTCGCCGAGCAACCAGTCAGAGTAACCGCGAGCAGTAACCCAGCGACCAGTTTACGCATTAGCTAGCAGCCTTCACTGCGGCCACCACGGCTTCAAGCGCAGCAATCTTGGTATCGAAGGCGGCACCAGTCTGAGCCACGTTCTGCGGCTGCGTAAGGATAGCATACAGGTCCTTACCGAGAATGTTCAGCTGACGCAGCAGCTCCTGCTGTTGCGCTGGGGTTGCTTTTGCAATTGCCATGTGTACTCTCCTTATTCTGCCGCATCAGTAGCGGCTACGAACGCACTTTGCAGTGCAGTGAACGAATCATCAAACGCTGTACCAGAACCCTCACCGAGCGGCATACCTGTACCTGTAAGGGCAACGTAGCCGGTCTTAGAGAGCTGTGACAGCATGCTGAACAGGCGCGCCTGCAGCGTACCGTCATCCTTAAAGGCTGTACCTGCGCGGGTAGCCGTATAGCCCTGGGACTGCATGTACGTGAAGAACGCGTTCAGCTTAGTCAGGGCAGTCGTACCTACGAAGCCTACGTTGTAGTCCGGCTGCACCTGCTTCTCCAGGTTCTGGCACGTACCTACAATGGCGTACTGTACGTCCGCAGTTTTAGCCGCGATGATTGATGCCATTATCTTCTTCCTCTATGTTGTTTACCTCTGCCACGGTTCTGCAGCCGAGCCGCTACACCCCGAAGGCCCTTAGACACTTTGCTTTGTGCCCAATCCAGTGGGTTCTCAATGAAGGCCCGCGCCATCTTCTCAGACTCACGCTCAGCCACCACTTTCTCATCTTCCACCAGATGTCCGTTCAGCGTAGCCACCATCATGGCGATTGCGTCGGCTCGGTCATCCTTCGCCAGACTACCGCGGTCGTATGTGATACCGGATAACTGCGCGAACGCAGAGTACAACCAACGTCTATCTCGGGAGTACGCCATACAGGTGCTGATGTCGTCGTGAATAGCACGCTCATGCACCACCAGGCGGTGACGACGAGTAACTGGGCTGATTGTGTCGATGATACGACGCTCTTTCTGCGTGGAGTTGTTCAGGTCTCTTACACCGATACCGGCGAGACGTCGCTCCCGTAACCGGTTCAGTATAAGCATAGACACGGTACCGTGCCCCATGTTACTCTCCACCACCATATCCGGGATGTCTAACTCTACGCACAGGTCAATCAGTTTATCAATGTTCTCTTCGCTGATACCTCCTTGGAAGCCACCCACGGAGAATAGGTGAATGTACGAGTTCGCAGCACCCCCAGCAGCATAGGACACTTCGTCTCCGCCGCAACCAGCCGGGTCCACCACCAGCACCTTATGCTGGTACGGTAGGTGCATGTCCCCGTAGAATGCCGGGAAGTACATCTGCTGGCCCATAATCCCCTCATGCTCATGCTGGTACAGGTACCGGCGGTCCGCAATGTAGGAGAACGTCTCTGGGGAGGAATCCTGGCTGCCAGAGTAAACCAGCATATCCGAAAGCTTGATGCGCGTACGCATCTGGTCGGACAGAGTAGTGTCGAGCATGTACTGCAACTGGAAGCCTTCCGGACCAAAGTCCAGCTCCTTCTCAATCAGTGCATCCTCGTCATAGCGCCCGGGGTCCGTGCTCTCACCTAGCGTCCCGTCAACACCGAAGCCGGTGCGTTTATAGCCGCGCTCAATAAGCTCCAGGATATAAGGAGCAAGTGTACTTCCATATCGCTCTTCCATTTCAACAGACGGAATGCGCCCGGGCCATACGCGGACCTCGAAGCCACGTCCCGGCAGTGTTTTATAGATACTGTCCTTTGTCTGTGGTGTACCTAGGTACAGCGTATCCCCGTGCGTACAGATAGCTGCGAAGTCTTTAGAAATCATCAGCAGCTGCTCACGCTGGGTTTGCGTTAAGCCGTTCTTGGTGGTCTCGATATCATCTGGAATCAGCAGGTCCGCACGCTTCCCCTGCAGGGATGCAGTGATACCTACACAGGCTACGCTGGCGGACTTATCCAGAGGTTTCAGGTCGCAGTGAACATCATAACCTTCGAATGAAGTACGGTCCCCACGAGTAGGGTCAGCCTTCAAGTAGCACAGCAGCGGCCAGGTTTCCAGCATACGAATGATTAAGTTCGCTACATCGGACGCCTGCTTCTCTGCGCCGGACACAATCAGGATACGACAGGATTGGTCCTGTATGAGCCTCCAGACGGCATACAGTGCAGCTAGTGTAGACTTAGCCTCACCACGCTGCGCGGCCACCATGCGCTTCCTGGGGCCCTTCTGCATGTACTCTGCAATGTCGGCCTGCATGTCCGTGAGTGTAAAGCCAAGGAACCGCATACCGATGTACGCAAATTCCCGGAAATCGCTTAGCGCTGCGGCCATCATCATTGCGATGTCCTCGCGCTCCTCTTTGGGAATACTGCGCGGATTCGCATTATAACCAGTAAGTTTCTGGTTGAGCATGCGCAGTCTTCGCGCAGTCTTCACCGATACCATTAGACAATTCCTTCTAGTAAGTCCTCAGAGTCTGAACCACTAATCTTGTTTAAAATCTCTTTCTTACGCGCCTCTCTGCGCGCCGCCAGTTCGTCATCGAATTCGTCACGTAGGTCCTGCATCTCCTCGGAATCTGCGTCCGCGGTGATGTCGTTGTCCTTCAAGAACTTAGCGATGACGGATTTATCTGCGGCGGGGAGCGGCACCTCATCTTCCTTTGACTGCTTGATTTCTTCAATCAAAGCCTCAGTGAACATGCGGTGCAGCTCCGAGAGGCGACTACGTTTAGCCGCCCCTGCCATTATTCACCACCTAATTCCGTCCTCAGCGTAGCTTCTGCATGCGCTAGTATTTCGTCACCATCTAAACTGGGGACTTCAATCAGCCTAGATATTAGAGACTTGGATAAGCCGCCCTCTACTTCAACTTCGAAGACAATCTCAGCCTCCTGACCTACGGCCCTACCGCCAAAATTGATACCTAGCGCGGTATATTTAACCTCAATAGAGGAGTACCCAGAACTAACCTCAATACCCAGTGTTGGGTACAAGGTACGTGTCGGCACGGTTTGTTTTACTTTGAACGACAATTTAACCTCCTAATTACTGCTGTTTGAGACTAACCTCAATACCGTAAGTGTTACCCGGAACCGGAGTATCGTTGTTACCAGAAGTACCCCTATAGATTGCCGGTGGGATGACTATGTCAAATGCATCGCCGTTACCAACAGAGTAGCTACCTGCTTGCGCCCCCTCATAGGTCCTGCAGTACAAACCATTATCCTTAAAGGAGTTAGCTATACTCAAAACTGTGTTGCTAGTGTTGGTGATAGTGTTATCCGGATTAAGGACGCTAACTACGTTGGTTGCCGCAGTCAGAGCTTCATGAGCTACTACAGTAGCCAGGAAGTTGTAACCTTGAGTAGTAACAGTAAATGTACGGGAGTTTTGGTGATTCGGCCCGTATATCTTCAAAGTTACCAGCCAGGTAGTGTTGATTGGTAGCCCCCTGATTCTGAGCACAGTGTTCCCAGTAGCCGCAGCGCTGGTGCTATCCACCCGAGTCCGGTAAATCATCTCGGCACCTTTCAAGCTAATAGGGCTGCCTGCTCCGGGTCGTACACCATAGGTGGATTGCCCTGTGTACTTTTGCCCAGAACCATTCATTGGGTAGGCCAGAGAATCCCAACCAGCTATCTCCAAAGTACTCCCCTGTGCTATGGGGTCGATGACTATATAAGAGAACTGCTTGGAATTATACTCATAGTCTACGTGCACGTAACTGTTCGGGTCCTCGGTTAGTACAGAATGGAAGTACTTACCATACTGGTTCTGCTTGGTACCGTCATAGTTCTCTACAATTTTACAGTCCGACATAATGGAATACTTTTTGAGTCTGATGCCAACGTGCGCGCCGGTCTCAAATGTAGTTCCAATCCAACCGCCATACTGTATTTTTGCAGCGTACATAAAGGCGTAACCGCCAGAGGTGCCATCCCCTAACACGATGGCATCTGAGGCCTGTCCCGGACCGCTCCCATGATTACAGTAGTAGTCTCGGATATCGCAGCCGTAGAACGATTGCCAAGCACTCTTGGTGTAGAAGTGCATTCCGTGTCGGCAGTGCCGAATGTTTACGTTGTATGCGTAAAAGTTCTCGGTCCACCCATACTCGTTCAATATCACAAGCGGGCAGTATGCTCGGTACTGGTGAAACAGTACGTTCTTAACTCCGCATCGCCAACTATCACTAAACACACCAAAACTGTACTGCTTAACCCAGTCCGTGGCAACGACCTCCATACCCTCCAACCCGCTGGCGCTCCACAGATAATTATCTTTATCTGTATTATAGAACTTGAATCCAAAAGTGTTGTCTGTGCTGGAGTTGTGCTGTATACGCACCTCATTCATGTTAAAACCACTACCACCTCGAATAAGCAGAGGTATCTTAGTGTGGTCAACTAATACTCCACCTGAGAACTGGTAGTAAACCAGTGATGGCGGTATCTCGATAAGGGTAATGTTGTTAGCGCGACTATACGCCGCCGCCGATTTTAGGGCATCAGTAATATCAGAACCGTCGTATACCCCATACTCTGCTAGGTTAATTACCGGGTCTGTACGTACTCGCTGCCAATACAAGTCCCCGGAACCAGTCGGCACACATATACTACCACCATCATCCGTAGCCGTGCCCTGTTTGGCGACAAACTCACCACCTCCAGTCGGTCTGGCTACAGCTGCGTAGCCGTCCCTATATGCTTTAAGTTTAATTACCTGACCTACCGCGGTAGGAGGGGTATTGCGAAGAGCCGCAAAGCTTGGCACTTGTCCAACTAAGGAGTAGCCCGTAGCAGCGGACAACATACCCATTATCTGGGATATCGCACTAGTGTCTGCTTCGGTGTCAATGCCGATAGTCATGTCCACTAGAGTTCCAGCTGGCAGTACCTCGGCAAATTTCACCACTCCAGAATTAATGGTATAGGAGTAGCCCGCAGTCTGCGTAACCCCATTGATACGTACTTTGGCCTTAGTGAAAGGCATACCAGGAGTCACAGTATCCGTGTCAGTGGTTAGAACGGTCCACCAAGGGAAACTGTTCGTGTTAGCGTTGAAATACGTCTGCTCCAGGTTCGTGGTGCGCACATCCAGCGCATCGTCCGCCGCCTTACGAATAGATGCCTCATTGTCTACGGCAGCCACCCAAGCGGCGTGCTCTGCGTCAATGCGTTGGTCTAGCCGGGCATCCCCGGCATCGACGTACTGCTTGTTCGCGGCGTCCCGCGCATCTACTGGGTCGCCCAGGTTCGTGATGCGGTAACGGTGCATGTTAATGTCGCCGTAGAAGCCTTCGATAGAGCGCCCCTCAACCAGCTCTTGGGCTAGGTGCAGGAACTGCGTATTCTGGGTGTCTACATTACCTTCAATGAATGGGGCGCCACTAGCAAACTCAATGTAGAGGTACTCTCGTTCAGTCTTACGAATGAGCAGCACCGCTGTCTCTACAGACAGCGGGGAGTTCAGACGAATGTTGGTGGAGCTGGTCCAAGTGAAGTCAGTAGTCTCAGCACCATCTAAGTAAACGTGAATATAGGACTTATCCAGGTACTCGATATCACACTGGATATCCTGAGTACCTGCAGGCTTTACAGACTCTTGCCAGCTGAATGCCATATTAATCGTCTCCGAAGTTATTGATAATAGCTCGCGTAGGTGCGAATTCCTGGATTAACGGGACCTGCTTAGTGAAGGTCTTGATATCCATATTACCGGTAGCCAGGTCCTGTACGGCCCCGAGCAGCCCTGTGACGTAACTCATAGATGCTAATGAGTGACGAGGAGAATCTCCCAGGAAAATATCCTGCAGTAAGGATACCCCGCCGATGGCGCTCATACCCAGTACGGACTCGCTGATGAGTTTCTGGGTGTCTACGTCCTTCCCATCCATGCTGTGCTTAGCCACAGTAGCCAGCAGCATCAACGGGAACTGGTACGCCATAATGTGGGCCACACCAATCCACCCAGCATCGTTCAACTCTCTACGCAGAATCTTGTTAGTGGCAGCCAGTGCGAAGCTCTGGTACCCTACAATGACTTTGCCGATAGGATTGAACTGTGCAAAGTGCGAGGTCTCTCCAGTACGAATCTGCTGTACAAGGTAGTCCATCATACGCGTACCTACAACCTCAACTTGCATCTGCAGGTCCGGCTGGAACATAGCGCCAGGGTTAGCCTTGTTGGCAGCGATAGCACGGTCTGCAATTTCGCGGGTAAGCCCAAAACGCTCCAGACGCTTAAACGCCTCAGCGTCGCCCTTGAACATCTGCGTAAGCTCATCCGCCACAATACCGGAGTTCAGGTTAACCTGCAGCCGGTGCACCATACTCATGCCGTTGACGTGGCGTGCAGCCTGCCCGACGTTCTGAGTGACGTTGAACCAGGAGGCCTGACGGGTCAGGTCCAGGTTATCGTCAGCGTATGTATTCAGCCAGCGGAATCGCATCTCCTTCTGGATATTGCCTCGCAGCACGGTGTCTAGACGGGCAGCCATATCCGGAGTATTGATAGCTACGGCACCTTCCTTGAACCAAGGCTGGTCGCGCATACTGCGCAGCACTCTAGCCATACCGAACTCCTTCATAGCCAGAGCAGTATCAGTCAGCTGATACAGACCGGAGTTCTTAAGCATGGTGGCATTCGCCATGTTTCCGGCTGCACGCAGCAAGTCCGGAAGCTGCCCAGCGTCAGCAGGTGCCCCACCCAGGATAAAGTCGATGGTGTCATTAACGGTCTTCTCCCACTTAGCAGAATCCGCCAGTGCGTGCTTAGACTCGTCAATCATCTTAGCTAGCTGACCCAGGTCCTGTACGCCTGCATAGGCCATACCGACACGCCCAGACATACGGTTAGTGTACCCGTGCATAACCTTGGCTACGTCAGTATCCATCAGGTCCTGCATGCGCATGCTCTTTCCGTTAATCAGGTACTCTTTGTCCATATTGAACCGAGTACGCTGGCGCAGGTTCCGCGCAGGGGATGTGCTGCCGGATTCGCGTACGTTACCAGCCAGGAAACTCTGGATTGCAGATTCATCTACACCAGCGCTACGCATAGCCATAACGACCTCGTCATTACCCATGCCGTTAATCAGCTGCTTCCACATAGGACCAGACTGCCCGGCACGGCCGTTGTAGATGCCATCAACCATCTCCTTGGCTACACGCTGCACTACCTCTGATTCCATGCTCGGGTACACGTCCCGCAAGGCGGACCGGAACAGGGCGCGGTAGTCGTCCAGGGTATTGCCTTGTGCGATACCTTGACGCATCTTGTCGTAGCTGTACTGTCGCGGGAAGTAGTAGTCGGATTTAACCAACGCACCATCATCCACTAGCCCGGCATTGAGCATATGCTCGTGCCACTTGCTAGCCCAGCCAGAGCGACGGTAGGCATCAACCAGCGGAGCAATCTCTGCATCCGGCACCGGAACAGCGCGACCGTTTACGTCAGCGCTGTAGGCAGCATCCAGGTACTTACTCAGGCGGTCTTCCAGCGCAGCCCGCTCAGCGCGGAAATTACTACGATGGAAGAATCGTGAGAGCACCCCTACACCCTTATCCTTCAACGCGCCCAGGATAGCATCTTCCACCACGCTGGCGCGAGCATCCATCTCCAAAGTGAGGTTACGCTTGTAGTCTACCACTGACGGGCGGCGGCCGCCTACTGCGGACGCATCCGACACTAGCAGTTTAGCCAAGTCTTCGTTGCCTTGGGCGATATTATCGTACAGGGCAAACATAGTAGAGAGCTTCTTCTTAGCGCCGTCCAGCATAGCTTGGGCGCGCTTAGCCTCATTGAGGATGGTGCTGCCCGCCAGGTCCTGGAAGGCCTCACTACGGAAGCTCTGGGCTTGGTCTGCATAATCCTTAGCGGTCCACTTAACGGCGTCCTCGTACGCGTCCAGGACATCTTCCAAGGCAGAGCCTTTGGCCTTTATGCCCAGGGCGTTCATGATGTACTCACCCAGTTGGCGTAGCATGCTCTTACCGGTTGGGGATTTCGTCCGCGCCAGGTGCTCAACCCACTCCGGGCTGTCGCCTAAGCCTGCCAACATCTCGTGCACGTTGCTTGCGTAATACCGCATACGAGGCGTCAAGGTGGAGTCGGCTGCAATAACAGCGCGCACTTCCTCCAGGCGCTTAGCAATCTCGGGGTTACTGTCAACGGCGCGTGCAGTGGCGGCATGAATCAGTTCGTGCACAGCTACCCTGCTTGTGTCTGCATCCATAGCACGCAGTGCGTCTCCGACCGTAGTCCACGTACTGCCATTGGCCTGCTTAGGCGCGCGCAGGGATATCTCTCCCCGCTTAGCTAAATCTTGTTGTGCGTAAGTGTAGCGGCTACGGTTTGCGGAGCCTGCTACCAGTTTAAAATCAATGTCCTTTACAGCATCGCCCAGCGTGTCCAGAATAGCCTTCTGTCCTGCTGTCAAGTGCTCAGACTTCTTCAAGAACTGAACTACGTGCTGTGCTTTCATGTTCACGGAGGTGGTATTGTTTCTAGATACTTGGATGCTTTCATCCAGTGTCTTAGTGAGAATTTCCTCTCCCTCTCCTACTCCTGTAACATTAGCGTCCCTCGCTGTACGAGTTGTAGGCGCCTCTGGGTCGAACATAGGCTCACGCCCAGTACGAGCCTTAGCAGCAGCTTTAGCAGCCCTAGACATATCCCAGAGCTGGTCTAACCCAGCTACGCCCGCTATCAGTGCAGTTACCGCAGCAGACTGCCCCAGTTGGTCCTGTGCGTAGAATGCGGACCCTACGTCAGCGGCGCGGATAGCGGTACGTGCAGCTAAGCCCGCACGACCAGCAATACCAGCAGCAGACATCGGAGCCAGGATGAACGGGGAGTCGCCTACCAGCATACCCGCGAACCCGGCTACTGTGTTGTCAGCCATTAAGCGGTCACGGTCACGCTGCTCCAGCATTTGCTGCATGCGGTAGTTGTAATCTTCTACCGACACGGAGTCGTGCAGGTACTCAATCTCTTCCTGATTCGGAGCATACAGCTTAGCCCGAGTATCGCTACTCAGGGTCTGCTTAGCATTAAAGTTCGGGTCTCGGTCAAATGCCGGAGCAGAGGCCTTACGGATAGCGGCAGCGATGATGCTGTTACCCATACCCGATGCAAAGCTCTCTGCTGTGGTAGTGGCTGGGGTCTTGGCCTGCGCCAGTAAGGAGGCACGCTCCAGTGCGTTCAGGCCGTTATCTCCAGCATCATTCCAATCTACGCGCTCAGGCGCAGGTTTAAGTGTTGCGCCCTTAGCAGAATCCTTTTCCTGTGGATTCGGTTCTTGGTTCAGAAACTGAGCCATAATATCTCCTAAAAGAATTTTGATAAGGGGAGGCCCCGAAGGGCCTCTGGTTAGTGCGTTGCTTCAAAGAGCCAATCGCGTAGGTTTTGTTCCAGGTACTTCTTACGCTCAGGTTGGGCCTGCTTGTACGCCGGTGCATTCCGCAGCGCTTGCCAAGCCCTACCCTGGGCCTCAGATACAGGGTACTGATACGCCCCCACCGGGGACTTAGCAGCCTTGCGTACCTGTGCCATCGCCTCTGCTACAGGGCCAGAGCTACCGTTACCGCCGTGATAGTTCAGGTCCACCATGACCTTTAACGCCTCGTCGGAGGCATTCAAACCCTGCCCCTTGAGTTGCTTCTGCACGTTCGGGACGTACTGCTTCTCCAGGGAGGACTTGAGGATACTGATGCCGTCATCAATGGTCACTTTCTGTGGGATAGGCATGCCCGAGTTAACGTGCAGACCGAAGCCTACACTACCCTTGCCCTTACCTTCTCGGAACCCTTCGAACTTCATAGTGGTAGCGAGGATGTCACTAAACAGCGAGGGTTCCAGCCCCACCGAGTTACGGCCGTTGACTTGCACGCTGACAGCACGTCCGTTGTCGTGGTCATAGAAGGTAGCGGGACGTACGCCTACTTGTTCGCTGCCAATCTTCATCTCACCAGCCAGCGCTGAATCATACGCAGCCTGAGCAGTAGCCTGAACGTCACGAAGATTCACAGACATATCCTGGAATTTGCCCTTCTTGTCAATGACGATTACGGACATGTTCTGACCCGCGTTACCGGCCGTGGCTGCCTGTATCACCACTCGCTCTATGTTGCTGGGGTCCGACAGGTACTGAACTTGATTCTGGATATGCTGCTGCAGCGATGCTGTAAACTGCTCCGAATCACCTTTGTAGTCTCCCATAAGGGACTGCAAGGAAGTGCCTGGTGGCAGGTACACATGCCTAGGTGCACCAGCAACCTCCAGCTCCAATTTACGGGATTGGATGTTGCCTTTGAGCATCTTATTAATATCGTCAGCATCCTTACCAGCGAAGGACTCTGGGTTATGGGTTTTAAGGTAGCGGAACTCCTCCACCATCGCCGCCCGCGCCTCTTGTCGCTGGGCATCCGCATCTCCGAAGAAGCTAAACCAGTTAGCAGTGCCGCTTGGGTCTACCATCTTATCCGTCGGATTTTCTGGGATATCAGTATAGCGCCCACTAGCCTTGTTGCGTGCCTGGCGGCGCAGGTCGTCCAAGATAGTGTTGCTGGCGTTACTTGGGTTCTGAGCAATAGCCGACTGAACCACGCCGCGCCACTCAGATGGGACCTCAGACAGCAGCGCCATCTTCCCTAAGTCCGTACTGGTGCTATAAGCCTGTGCCCACAAGTTGATGCTATTGACGTTCTCGCGGGAAACCTCACCGTCCGCACCTAGCTGGTCCAGCGTAGTCAGCGTACGTGCCATATCTGAAGACATACGCTTGTGCGCCTCGTTGACGGCCCACGCATCCTTGCTGTTGCTTCCGTATGCCAGCAGCTGCAGGTTCCCTTCTGGGGTGTCCGGAAAGCTCTTGAGCAGCTGAGTACGCGCCTTATCTAAGTCGCCCTTGTACATCCCCGCCAGGGTGGAGCTTGGCATATTCCCAGTAATTGCTGTGCGCAATGCTTGGGCGTCTGCTGCCTTCTCTCGAATGGTCTGGGCTTTGTTCCAGAACTCCATGCTGGTCCCGGCGCTAAGTACATCAGATGCCGACAGCTCAATGACACGACTACGAATACGCGCCATTGTCTGTTCTTGCTGCTCAGGGGTCTGCCCCTCAAGAGACTGGATTGCATCAGAGATTTCAAAACGGGCCTGTGTCTCAATCTGAGCACCTGCGCGCTTGAACTCCTGATACAGCGCTGCGTTAACGTCTACGGAGTTTACACCAAGTTCCTTGGTAGCGAGCTCTTGCAGCTGGTTGATTACCAGCGGGTCCTGCGTCTGCTGCGCCACGCTAACCAGATACTGCTTGGCCCGGTCCAGCTTCTTGTTCTTGTCCAAGTGCTCCGCAGCCAGGATACTGTCTAAACCCGTCTTAATGGACATCTGCGCAGCGGCACCCTGTCCTGCCTGCAGACGCTGATAGAACTCATCGCTGGACGCACTCAGTCCACGGTCGAGGGCACGGTCAGCCTGGGCCAGGGCGAACGCAGCACGTCCTTTCTGGAAGGCTGTATAGTTAGCCATACTGGTAGCGCGGAGCTGCTGCAGTATACTCGTAGCAGACTGCTTGGACATATCCGGGAGATACATCCCGAGCTTGTCTGACATTGACTGTACGTGCTCTTGCTCCTGCTGCTGGAATTCCTCGTCAGTCAGCCCTGCCTCGGCAGCTTTCTTAGCCCGGGCGATGCTGTCTGTGCGCCACTTGGCTAGAGTGTCGTACGCGGCGGCGGATACGTAGCCGTCCTGGTAGGCTTCGCGCACGAAGATGTTTTGCTTCTGTACAGCCTCGTCCTTGGAGGCCATTGCATCTACTGCGCCCTGAGCATCCATAGCGCCTCGCACGGTGGCGGCTGCGGCGTTTTCTTTTACTGCCTCGTCGAAACCTACGCCGAAGTCCTGCACGAATCCAGACAGGGCGGCTAGGCGTTTTGCTTTTGAGGTATCAACAGATACTTCACTTACCGTTGACGGCAAGCTAACATCGTTGGATTGCAGTTGCACGCCACCGATATTTAGTCCCTGTCTACTGGGTTGAATCACAGGCATTTAGTATTCCTCCTAATTTACCAGGTGTGAACTGGGCTATTGCCCTTACTCCCCCATAAGTCATAGGAGGATGCCATGCTCTGCGTAGCTGACGCTCCGCTCCCAGGCGAAGAGCTGCCAGAGTCAGAAGATGACGCAGCGTTACCGGCGTACTGCCCAACAGCGGATGCCCCGACACTCAACAGTGAGTTAAACATGTTATCGTACGGGTCCTCCATATCCATGTTAGCCAGGCCGCTATCCACGGCCTTATCTGTCATTAGACGGAAGCCCTCTTCCTGGGTTGCCTGCTGGTCACGTACGCTGGCCTCTTGTCGCCCGGCTACAGTGTTCACTGTGGCTACGGCGTCTTTAACAGAGGCTCCCATAGTGCCGGAAGCTGCTGCCTGCAGCCCTAATTGGCTCTGTGCCTGCAGCTTCTGCTGCTGAATGTTAAACAGAGACACCTCAGTCCGGTCCCTGGACTGGGCGCGCTGTAGCGCGATGTCATTTAACTGTTTGGCTGTCTGTTGAATCACAGCCTTGTTCCTGGCCTTGGACACTTCAATCTGGGCACTCTGCCCCAGAACGGCCTTAGCGGCCATGGCCGCAACCATCCACCACATATTAAATTCTCCGTCTGCGTTGGTTGTAGCGCAGGATGTACGAGATATCCAGCACGTTCAGTTCCATAGAACCGTCAGTAAATAGCGACACCTCGGTTGTGTCTGCGTTGGTACGGCATGGTACGGTAATCGTAGCCAGGTCCATACGCAGGGCCTGCCCAAGCGTCAGCTCCTTTGAGTTCATCAGGATACCAGTTAGTTCTCCACCCCAATTGACGTCCCGTGGGGTGTCTAGTACCTGGACATCGAAGTGCCCAGAGTTACGTACTGCCACGTCCAGACGCAGTAGGCGCACATGCCCACTTCCCACGAGCTTGTCATTCTGGTCCCGCAGAATAGGCGTAGTTAGCGTAAACGTACTACGGTAACGTCTTCCGATTACATAGGTACCATCAGGTACACCGCGCACAACCCGCAGGGTGTTCTCCCCGGCAATCTCCTTGATGCCAACCTCAGTAGGCCCCATAGGGTTGCTGGGCAAGTACGTTAGGATAAGCTCTTCCTTGTAGTTGTCCGCCCACCCAACCGGGCGCAATACCGACGGAACAGTGAACACCCCACCCTGCACTTGAACTTGCTTCTGCAAATCCGAGTAGGCTTCGCGGTATTCTGAGCCCAGCTGATAACCTTCACGCGGGTCCATAGACACAATCAAAAGCTTGTTGCTGGGACTGGGCCCTTGCATGTACAAGAACACCTCATCCTCCAGCGCCTGTACGCTCAGGATTGGGTACGGGAACGACCACTTATGCCACGCCGCCTGCATCTTAGCGCCGTCACTTCCGCCCCACATGAACTCGTAGACCAGCAGGCTATTACGCTCTCCAGACATGCGTGAGAAGGCCATATTGGTGACACTGGAGTTTTGCATCTGCAATACCCTACCTGGGATATACCGAGGCAGGTGCACCGTGGCATCCTGCGTAGTGTATTGCGCAGCTGTGTACGGCGACGGGATTAACTCCAGTATACCTGCGTAGCTGTCGTTGCGCTTGTTTGGGTAGATTACTGTCTGACCCGCCATTACCGGGGTAACACGGCTGTCACAATCATAGGTGCTGGTAATACTGATGCTTGCGTTAGTTGGTGTAAGTACTGCCGAACCCGGCACAACCGCCTGCATGCTGTTAGCAAACAGGACCAGGTCCCGGTTAAACTGCACAGCGGTGCGGTACACAGAGTCCTGTGCAGACGCAGAGCTAATGCTGATACGGTCTGTATCCAGCAGGGAAGTCACAGTAGAGCGGTAGAAGCGCTGATACAGGCCCGAGGCGGACATATCCACGGAGCTGCCACTAAGCAGAACCAGGCGGCCCTGGAAAGCTGCGATGCCTGTGATATAACCATTCTCGACGAAACCAGGATTACTGTTATTATCGTCGTTGCCCGCTAAGCGCCCCTCCCAATCCCGCGCAATAATGTTGTCATCCGCGGCAAGCTCTCTGGGCATGTTCGTAATCTTGGTGATGCTGCCGTAAGCCCCCACCTCAGACCAGGTGCGGGTACTGTAATCGAATTGGTACCACGCCGTCTCAGACGAGGCCGTACCTACTCGGCACATTGCCCCATCGGCTTCTGCGGGGAGCTGTGCAGGCAGGTCCTGCTCCTGGTCTACACGAGACTGGTTGGACACCACAGCGTAAGTATCACCCGCGTCAGAGGATACCACGCAGTTGCTTAACCCATAGAAGAACAGGTACGCGCCACGTACGCTCACGTTCCCAGCTGGCAACCCATTCGCTACAAGAGAGTCACGCAGTTGCTGAGCAACGTAAGCACCAGATACCTCCTCAGCGTTACCACTGGTGCTACCAGCAGCTGGGGCGGTGTAGTCCCCTGAGTAGTCTACCCCCGCAGAGGTAACGGTGACGTTCCAGCGTTTCTGGAATGCTGCGGATTTAACGTAGAAGAACCCGGTGGTGCTGGGGTCGATGCGCCCAGTATTGTCCACGGTTGTGTTCGGGGCCATCTCCGTATTCAGGATATAAGTCAGTCCGGCAATGCTTGCGGTCTGCAAAGAGGTCTGGCCTACGGTGGTAACAAAGTACGGGTCATTGCCGGAATTAAGGATGGTCTTTCCATTCTTAGCCAGCAACCACCAGTTACCGTTGCTGGTGTTAATCAGCAGGTGCCTACCGTCAGTCCCACGCTCTACGTATTCAGTGAACAGGGAATCAAGCCCAGGGTTATCGATTGTGCTTTCCCAGACAATCTCACCCGGCGGTCTACGGCGGATACCGGAAACCGGGTCGCTGAGCATATTCAGCTGCGCCCCCAGTTGCCCGGGCTGGCGCTCTCTTGGAACCTGCTGGGAGACACCCTGCAGCAGGCTCTGAATGGTACCCTCTAGGGACTGGGCCATATACCCTCCTTAAACCATAAAACGAGCACGGCGGATTCTGCGTGCAAAGCGGGTCTTGCTGGTGCTGAACTTCTGATTGCGCAGATGCTCGCGCAGCACCATGCTCTTGTACCGCTCAGCTTCCTGTGCGTAATTAGCGTAGTTGCTGTCGCCACCCAGGTCGTTTAAGTATACCTGTGCAGTGGTGTAGTTAGCCACCCACATAGCTGCGTGCTCCGGCAGGTCCTCAAAGGCCAAATCCAGGACCACACGAATACGCACAGGTGCATCGAAGTATTGGTTCTGCTCTACCAGGTCGTATAGGTTCCCCTCACGTACCCCGTACTTGGATTCTGAGTAGGCGTCGTATACAGCCAGCTGGTTCCACGGCACCTTAATCAGGCCGTCGGCGGTGGGCGTAACTTCACGCTCGACCACGTTAAACCAGAATCCTGTGCTGAGTAACCCACGACGGTTACGCGCAAGCGCAGAGCGAGCTAATCCAGCGCTAGGGTTACTAGTGTTGATGTCCATAACGCGAGACTCCCCGAGGGCTTCCAACGTCAGGTTAACAGCGTCTAATTCTCTCATATTTGTTCCTCTATTAAAGACCCCTTGGACCTTTAAGACAGGGACAAAAAAAAAGCCCCTGGCACCCGAAGGCACCAGGGGCGCGTATTACTCTTCCGCAGTGTCGGCAGCTGCATCCGCCGCCTTACGGGTTTTCTTGGTAGCCTTGCGGCCAGACTCGACCGAGGCCACCTGGATGTTCTTAGCTACATCGGTGGCGGCCTTAACCGCCTCCCGCTGAGCTGCATTGGCCTGGAGAGTCTCCAGACCGAACGTAGCGATTACTGCCATTGAACCTCCAATTAGGCCGTCTTGGTGGTGAAGGTGAACTTGGTCACTGCAGCGGTGTCCGGACGACGCAGGCCGATGTTGTACATTGCGTAGCAGTCCAGAACGTTGCTGAACTCACGCTCATCGTCCCAGATACGGGAGGTGAACGGCTTAGCTTCAACAGTCACCAGGGTCTTGGACTTACTGAAAGTCACCATACGGCACAGCGCATCGTCAGCGGTGACGGTGTAAGCAGAGCCCAGCGGGTGCGTACCAGCCGAGGTCGGGAACTCGGTGCACTCTACTACCGGCACGCCGTTCATCTTCACTACACGACGGTCTTTGTAACCGTCGTTGTTGGACGGGCCGAATTCGATGTTCAGGAGCTTCGGATGCTCCAGCAGACGCGAATAGGTATCGACATCCACCAGAGTGACCATATCCGCCAGCGGGGTCTTGCGCTTGATGAGCTCATCAATACCAGCCTTGTGCGCCAGGTTGATGTTCATGGCGTTAGCCTCCATCTCAGCCTGAGTCAGCTGCGTGGCGGAGGTGCTACCTGGAACAAGGATAGCTGCGCCCACCTCGATACCGTCATTGAACGCCGGTTTCAGGTGCGCCGGGGCAACCCAGGAACGGCCCTTGATGAGCTGAATCAGGTGCGCCTGGTCGAAGACCTCTGCGAACTCAGAGCCGTTGTTCTGACCCATCTCGGTCAGGAAGTCCGGGCCGGTCCAGTCATCCTGGTAGTCAATCGGGTTACGGATATACAGCACCGTATCCACCACGATAATCATCTTATCGTTACGGACCGGGGTGCTATCCAGCGCCTCACCAGAGCGACGACCCTTCACCGAGGAGGTGTTCAGGCGGTCAATACGGTAGGTGTTGGAACCGCTGATAGAGCGCTGGCTGGAGAGGCCCAGGAACAGAGCCTGGTACTGGAAGCGGGTATCCACTTCGTTCTGGTACACTTCCAGGTGAACGTCTACGTCGGAGTCTGCGCCGCCCCAGTGCGGACGAGTCAGGTTGCCATTATAAATAGTGTTGGCCATGCTTTAGTTTCCTTTATAAGTAAAATTAGAGACCTACGCGCTTACCAGCTTCACGGCGTGCGAGCAAATCGTTATAACGTTGACTGAACTGTGGAGACGCCAAGCTACGGTTGCCCGCTTCCTGACGGAGTTTGGTATATTCTGCGCGGAATTCCGCAGCAGATAGTGCATTGTTGCTGGCTACGCCGCGTACCATTGGGTTCTGTGTCTTGATAAGACCCATATCCCGGCAGAAGCTTGCTACCAACTCAGCGGCCTGCTTGAGCTCGCCCGAGTTAGCGAGTACACGAGCCGCGTTACGCAGAGGTTCAGGGGCCTTGGAATTAAACAGCTGCGCTGCTACCTCCCAGTTCTCCTTACCACCCACGATATCGTAAGCTTCCTGTACTGCCTTGGTGGCTTGACCAACCTGGTCTTCCAGGTACGCTTTAGCCAGCAACTCTGCATAAGCAGCGTGCTCTCCGAAACGTTCCTTAATGAAGGCCGTATCGATTAGGTTAGGGTCCTGATACTCCAGGGCCTTACCAAGTGCCCGCACCATATCAGAGTCAGTTAACCCAGAGACTTTCTGCAACATAGCTACACCGGCATCAATCGTCGGGTTGCCTGTCTTAGCCAGCTCCTGGGGCTGCTCTTTAGCGCTATCGCCACCCTTATCCAGGGCCGCTTTTAGGGCTTCGATATCCAGAGGAATCTTAGCAGGGTCAGGGGAATCTTTGCCCTGTTGCTGCTGGGTAGGGGTCTGTGCATCCTGCACGCCTTGATTGTTCGGGGCGCTAAGGGGAGCACCTAGGCCCGGAATCTTAGGGCCACCTTGGTTCTCTACCTGTGTAGTTTCTACGTTCTGACCGTTTTCTACGTTATCCATCTATGCCTCTGTTGTTAACTTGGTAATAAGCCCAGCTGCTTACCTGCTACTGTCGGGTCTGCTGCTGTCAAGCCCTGTAGTTGGTCCTGTGCTGCACCTGCGGATACATCGGCAGACGCATCCTGAACCTGTTGCTTCTGCTGCAGCTGCTCTTCGGTGTACATGAACGGCTCGCTGACGATACCGTAGGCGTCGAAGTACCAGTCTACGCACGCATCCTTGTTGAAGCGCGGAGTAATCTGCTCAAGCACCGGGATAGCCAGCTGCATGGACTGTGCCGCCTCTAACAGCTTGTCCGCCGCCGCGGCTTTAGCCAGTGCAGAAGTACCAACCGTAACGTTGATGCTCACTACACCTTCGCTGAGGTACAGCTTAAAGCGAGGATACACCAGTGCAGTGTACAGGTACGCCAGTTTACGCAGCCAGGTGTCACTCAGGATACTGAACCCGCCACCCATAGCAGCTTCCGCCTCTTTGGCATTCTGGCGAATCTCGTAAGCCGTGACACGCTCACCCTGCCGGGAGTTACCGGTATACATAAACGCACGAGACAGTTTCTGTTCGAGCATCTGAATGTTGCTGGCAATCCACTGAATCTTCTGGGCAGAGCCGCCCTCGTAAGCGGTGACTGGAGATTTGTTGTTCCCGTTGGAACCACCACCACCCACCTGCACAGCCTCACCAGTCTCAGACGTTGCGAACTCGTCTACGTCTAACCCAGAGCTTGCGTCAATCAGCGGGATTAACCGCGCCGACTCAACCTCGTAGTTAGTCAACGCTTCCGACAGTACTGATAATCTGGCGAAGTCCCCGGCGTAGTCCTCTACCAAGCCGCGCCCGTAGTGCTCGCCGCTAACAAGATTCCACACCAGCACATTATAGGGAAGCTCCAGCTCCGGATAGGTGCTGCTGTCTCCGATGCGGTGCCCGTCTGCTTCTTGGTACACCTCGTAGCTTACTACCTCTGCACCGTCCTCTGTCCGCTTAACTTTGCGACAAGCGGCAGTGTAGATAGCAACGTCGCCGTATGGGTCCTTGTCACGGTAGAAGGTGTTCTGGAAACTCTCTGGCAGGTCCTGGACGCTTGCGCGCTCTCTGATAATGAGTCGCAGGACGTTCCCGCTGCCATCCCTTCGAACGGTAAAGTTACGGACTGAGTAGACGATGGATTTACCTGTCCGCTCATCAATATACTCCAACGCGTTACCTGTAACCAGCAGCAGCTTCACAGCTTGCAACTTCGCAGCATAACCGTCTTTCTCAAATACTTTCTGTGACGCTGTGTTCTCGACCTCGGCCAGCTTAGATTCTGCTGTAGCTGCACTACCCAGCGAACTAATGAACTCGTCCAGGTCCGAACTCTTGGAGAACCGGAAGAAGCTAGTGCCTTGCGGGAACAGTGCGCCTACAATCTTAGTGGCCGCAGTGTTGACCAGCTGCGCGCCGGTGCTCTGGTAGTCACGCTCTAGCGGTCTGCGTCTACCGTCCAGGGAATCGTCCCTGGTAAAGATAGTGCTGAGCGTCCACTGCGCGAACTTCTCAGAGGCATCCAAGACGCCTGCGTCCTGGTCCTTCTTAAAGAGTTCTGCTAATGTTGCTTTTTGTTCCAAGCTACCCCCTTACAGGCCCAGAGGATTGCTCTGCCCTGCTTGTCGCCGTTTCTTCTGCTCAGACGTAATTGCATCTGCAGATGCAGAGGCAGCCCCTGCAGGGTCAATCTCAGCAATATTATCTGCGGCGCTATTAGCCTCTAAGGCAGCCTGCTGTTTCGCTGCGCTGGCCTGCTGCTCTGCCAAGCGCTGCTGCGCCTCTAATCCTGCGTTGTCAGTAAGGCCTAGCATATCCGTGGCCTTGCCTAACAGTTTACCTAAACCACCACTCATTCTGACCTCACTAAATGATAAGTTGTTTTGTACGTGTTACTAGACGTGCTCCGGCTAATGGCGATACGCCCAGCGCGCATGCACTTGGCTATTGCGTGCAGGCCCTGCATAATCACAGACACTGCCGCGCCGTTGTCCGGTTTCAATACGAAGAAGTCTGTATACAGCACAGGCTCTACGTAATGACAGTCCTCTACAGCCTCTGGGTAGTAGCTGACAGCACCGACTAAGTCGCCTTGGGAGTCATAGACTCCTAGTATATACTGCTTACCCAGTATGCTTCCCAGTACCCTCCAGTAGTGCTGCTCTGGAGCCAGGCCCCGACTAATGCCGTGGCCCAGTTCATGTAGTTGCTTCACTGCGTCCGTAATGTCGTCAGACTTATACAGAACCCTGAGAGTGTAGTCGGAAGTTTTACTAGTGTGTTTTAACTTCATTCCTACTCCTGTAACATTAAATTTTTAGCAGAAGAAGAACGGAGATTCTAGCACTTGCCGGATGTCCAAAGTGCCCACCTCAGGCATGTCCAGGTCCGTCAAGTCTGCTCCTGCAGCTGCTGCTGCGCGAGTAATGTCGCCAAGCAGGTCATTCTCTTCATACAGGCGCACAAACTGCTCACGGATGTGCCTATGCATAGCGTCAACGTCAGCTGCGTGAGTAGCCAGCGAGTCGTGAATAGGCACAATATCCAGACCCTCCGCAGCGCAGAGCACCATCATCAAGTGCGTACTGTCCAGGCTATGCACAAAGTTCGGGGCAATCCCGGAGGCTGCCTTGCGCTTGTTGCAAGTTTTGAGGTCCCGGTTGTGTACCAGTACCGCTGATAGGTTCATGCAGTCAATACGTACGCGCACTTCTTCACGCTGCGTGTAGCGGTTCATTACGAGCCCACCCAGCGGCGTATACCACTGCAGGTGCTGGCTTGCCGGTACACGTCTAGCGAGGTTCTGCAAGTACCCCATAACTGCCGCAGCAGCGGGGTTTGCCTCCTCGATAGCGGTACGCATACGCGGTGCCAGATAGCACGACAGGTTCCATAGACTATTAGTCTCGGTACCCTCGTATCCCTCAGCGCAAGCACCTTCAAAGATGTAGTCGCTGCAGCTACGCACCGTGGCGCTGTAGAAGTAGGTCATACTGGGACGCTTGGTCATGCTGCGGGTGATTTCGTTCTCTCTCCAGTACGTGCTCTGGATAACGAAATCCTCCTTGTCCAGGTCCAGTATCACCTTCTCGTCCGTACGGCGCTTCACATCCATGTACAGGTCCGCTTTCTTGTCGTTACCTTCCCAGTACAGGTTCGTCAGACGACCGCCTACAGGGTCTCTCAGGAGCGCTGAGAGGTGCTGTCCACCTGAGTTCGTAGCGTCCATAGCAACCGGAGTTCTTGAGATGTACTCTTCTGGGCACGGAGAATCCAGAGCAGCCACCAGGTCGAGCACTGCTGCCAAGAAACACCACGGTGAATCGGCCTGCTTAAAAGCGTCCGAATCAAATGGATTCTCTGCAACTGAGCGGACAACTGCCATATTTTTATCCACCCAATCTGCGCGGTCTTCGAATAGGGTTTTGTCATAACCAAAGCAAGTGGCGACGTGCACTTTAAGCCAGAACAACCCTCTCTCTCCAAGAGGTTTACCTCTACCGAATTCCAGCAGAGCCTTCTGCAAATCAGAACCTTGGGGGTGCAGCGAGGACTTGAAGTACAACCGGTACCGCCAATCCACACAGGTTGGGAAGTACAGAGCTTTCTCATCTTTGAATTCCTCTGCCATCTCCAACGTAGTCAGAAGGCTGCGTAGTTGCGACACACGCTTACGGTCAGCACTGTACCACAGGGACATACGCGTCTTCCACTCACCGAAGCGGTCCAGTTCTTCTTCGGTGTAGTTCTCTTTTGGTACACCATCCAAGTACCACTCCGGCTTCGGCTCTGGTATTGAGCGGGGCATACCTATCCCAATACCCAGGGCCCGTGCTTCTTGCACCAGTTCCAGTATGCGCTTATTGATACGGTACGGGGTTTCCTGCGCCTTATTAAGCGCCTTTTTGATGCCGTCCGCGGACTTGAATGCTTCTGCTACTTCGCGGAGACGCGCGCGGTCGATGTGTGAGTTATGATAGGTCCCGCGATTGTCGATGGGAGTAAGGTACCCACCATCCCACATAGTGGTGTGCTGTACTGGTGGCACCAGCATAGGTGGTTTCATGGTTACGGTATCGGCGGACTCCACCAGTTTCTGGAAGGCCTCCATAACGTCATCAGCCGGATAGAGCATGCTAAGGTTCCCACTACCTGTCTTCCACTGGAACAGGCCCGTCTCAAACACCGCGGCACACAGCAGACGCCCTACGGAGATGTTCTGGGCATTGGTCCAAGGCTCGTGCCCATAGTGCACGTTCTCGGCACTGGCACGGAGCGTACGCAGGATGTGCGTAGGGGATTTCGTACGGCGCTCTGTGAGGTACTCATATACTCGGTCCATGTACGCTGGGGCCACATTACGTAACTGCAGAGCCAGTAGCTCCGACTGCACGTTCCGGCCCAGCGCAGACATTACCGCCTGTGCAGTCTGGCGACGACTAGCGGA